GTCGGCTCGCCGTTCTTTTCCATTGAACCAGGCATATTGCCCATCCGCGCAAGGAATGATGCTCGGCGTGGGTTATCCCCTGACTTGACAGGCGGCTTTAAATCCATGCCCTCTGCCTTTGCTGAGGCTCTGCCCTTAGCATTTAACCCGCCCTCGGGATTCTTGCCCTCCTTGCGTTGCCAAGCCGCCGTCATTTCTTCTTCTCAGGCTTTGCAGTCTTGGCAGCTTGTTTGAAATCCTTGGCAGACGGTGCGCCCTCAGTGCCTGGCTTTCTCATCTTTTCGCCCGAACCGGCGGCGATTCTTGCCCTTTTTGCTTGAATATTTGCATACAAACCATCGAGTTTCATATCGTTTCCTTAAACACTAGGCCAATTGCCATCTTGCACACTCCACGGCCCAACTAGTTGGTTCATTCCAACCGGCGCAAGGGACATGGCAGAAACTGGTTGATCCTGAGCTTTGCAGTATGAAAGCGCCCGCATGAACTCGCCCAGTTCAATTGCGTAATCGAGCTTTTTGGCTTTCAAGAAGTAAAACTTCAATCCAGCCAACATCAGGTCATCAGGGAATATTGAGGTGTCTGTGTCTGCCGTGTAAGCCGATTTTGACCCCTGATCCGAGCCTGTAGCGCAAACCCAGTAGTTCGACACATACTCAAAAGAGAAGTTGTAAACCGTGGTCAGGGCTTGGAAAATCCTAAACTTGTTGTTGTATATCCGGTAGCGCTCTCTGGGGCCAATCGAGATAATGCCGCCCTGCAAGAATTGCCAATCTTGTGATGACTTTGGCCCGAGGTTGCGCCAGTGGTCAGTCCTGTCCCAATTGGTGTCGGAAATCATGCGGTCATAGCCATCAGGCAGGTCATAGTCCTGTTTGGCAAACGTCATTGATACTGATGACGTAGAGGTAGCCACCGGTGTGTTTAGCGTCACCTGTGTACCGCTGTCAATCGTCAAAATCTCAGCATACGGCGCTTGCCCTGCGCCTGTGATCACATTGCCAACCTGCAAAGCCGCAGTAGTTGGAATGTTTGTGATGACCTTTGAGCCTGCGGTGATGTTTCCTGTGGTGCTCACCGCAACCTGTGTTTGCCAGATGTACGCTTGCACCAAACGCTGCCATTCGTAATCCCTGACCAAATCCTTGCCCAACCGTTGAGCCAAAGCAAGAATCTGGACGGTCTGATTATTAGATGAGCCGATTACCGCCGCTGGCTGAGTTAAGCCCAGCTCTGCGGACATTTGGTCAACCAGTTGCAGTAATGTGTAACTCATGTCACTCCTCTACGGTTTCTTTTTTAGGTCGTCCGGCTCTTTTATTGATCATCGCACGAAGTTCAGCCAACTCAGCTTCTTGGGCTTCTAACTTTTTATCCATCTCTGCGCGGAGTTTGTCCATCATCTGCGAATCTTGCGCCGCCATGATAAAAGTCCGAGCCTTTGATCTCAAGTCGTTAAAGCCCATAATCTTGTCGCCAGCCACATCTGGCAGGTTTGCAAACTGATCAATGGTAAAAATATTAAGGGCTTTGAACTCTGCCTTTTGTGTATCTGACACAGCCGTCCAAGCATCAATTGGTGTACCGGCGACTTTTTGTTCTTTCTTTTGCTCAAACCGCGCCCACTCAATTGGGAAATCTTCCATGTCTTGCTCGCGCATAGGACGGTCAACAATTAAGGTCGAATCGCCTGGCACTAGCTTCTTAATAAAGATGCGCTCTTCAAAGATTGGGCGTTTCTCTGCATCTGATTTAAAGTTGTTTCGCACCTGCACCGCATGGAAAAACACCGCCATCTTGCCACGGTTGTCTTCCATGAAGTTATCGTTTGTCCAGCCAGCCACTTCGTTTTTCATGCTAATTCCTTGAGTTTTAAAGCAGTTTCCTGCATAAGTCCATCACCGAAAAACACAACTTCAGCATCCTGCGTTTCTATGAAATTTTCCATTTCAATCGCCGCTTGGAGCATTTGCTGTGTCGTTTGGAAAGTTCTCAAACCAACTCTGACCATGATTTTAACTTGATCCTTGCCAGTGTGAGCGCCTGCGTGACGATTTTTTACAAACGAGCAATCCATGCCATGAATGTCAAACCGGCGAAACCCTAAAGCCGCCGAAACATTCATAGCCCGCATTCCTACGCTCGAACCGCCACCAATCAGGCTTTCCATCCCCTCTGGATGGTGCTGGGCAACCCATGCCACCGTCTCTAAATCATTTCCATTCACTAGATGCCATACCTTAACATTCTTTCCTTTGAGGGTCTCCCAAAAGTCTGGGTGACAAACTGATGCCATCAGGTACTTAGTATTTTTCTGCGGTTTCCTTAACATCTGCGCCTTATGCGGTCTGGGGTCACAGTCCACATGGAAATCAGGAATAACGCCCCTCTCCACCAGATAGTCATGCGCCCCCGAGACCGTCATGATCGGATGCCTAAGCTGGCGCCAAGTGTCCTCAAGGCTCGGGCCATAACACGCAATGGTCATGCGCCGGTCGTTGAACTTGCCCTTTTTCTTGAGCATGGGCAGGTGCATTGACTTTGCCATTTGCTCATGGCGCTCGGTGTTGGTCAAGACCCCTTTAAGCATTCCACCCTCATGTCACGAAATGGAAAATGGTAGCGAGGCTCGTGGAACTCAATGTTCTGCATTCCTACGGTTTCCAGCATATCCCTCAAAGGATTTTGAAACCAACCCCAATGGTGGCACATTGCTTCAGACTTGTACTTGGGATCACCATATAACGCATTTAAGGTCATGAATGGCTGTAGCGGCTCTTTGTTAATCACGCAATTGGACACATAGGCAAACACCTTATCCATGCAAGGCAGCTCTAGGATCATCTTGCCGCCTGGCTTTATAACCCGCTTCCACTCACTCAGCAGGTCATAGACCTCCCACTCGTAAAAGTGCTCTAAAACGTGGATTGCGGCAACCGCATCGGCTGAATCGGTCGCCAACTCGAGTTTTCTAAGGTCGCATTTGATGTCTGAAATATCAGAATGCAGGTCAACGTTTATCCAGCCGTCCCATTTCTTTGAGCCGCATCCAAGGTTATAGGCCGTTTCGTAGCTGTCTTCCACCTGTCGATCAGTGTTGCTGGCGAGAATTCTGCCGTCACGAACTTCTGCGCCTTGGTAATTAGTTCGTTCATGTCCTGTTGTGTTGTCCATTCGATGCCCTCTTTGATGTTGCCAATGTAAATGGGGAAACCTTCCAAAGCTGGATGCGGCTCTGCAACCACATAACAGCCTTGGCGAATTGCCTCAATTGCCCTGTTTGCGCTCTTGTAAGGAGCTGTGGCAGGGATCACCACTATATCGGCTCGGGCAAATTCCCTCAGCATGGTCTCATGCGACCAAGGGATTGCCCCATCAAAGTTTGACACCACCGCAAAAGGATAACCCTTTAAATCAGGCAGTATGCGTTTTAGGCTTTCACGGTTGACATGATGCCCATACCAAAGCAAATTGACCCCATTACAGTGCGGTGGCATCTCGGGAAACTCATAAGGGTCTGGGATCACCGTAGCATCCCGCCCCAGCTCTTTAATTCTTTTTGCCATCTCAGCGGTCGAACAAGTCACCGCATCAGCTAGGCGTAGCGCTTCTTGGTAGTGCATCCAATCAAAATGATCGTCACAAAAGTCCACCACCACCCATGCGCCGCGAGCCTTTGCCCGCGCCATCACCATCAGCTCATTGGCCTGCGGCTTGGCAAACACCAGTGTGTCGGCGGTCAAATCATTTTGACTTGCCCAATCCCCCGCCGGTATCTTTGCTCGATAGCGCCAGCTTGCCGCATCTTTATTGCCCCAGTGAATAAACGATGTGCGGTTGTTTAGGTCTGCCTTAACGTCAATGATGCCGCCCAGCTCCATCATGTTTTGCTGGCGCTTGTTGATAATTGCTTGGATCAGTCCGCGCCCATGACCGTGAAATACAGCGTCTGGCAGGTAATCGTAGTAGGTCTGAAAATGCTCGGCCTGCAATGCCATTGCAGTGTTGCAGTAAAAGGTCTCGCCATCTTGCTCAATCTTGACCTCGATTAGATTGTCGCCGTCTTTTAGTCTTTCGCCGTTTACCCTGAGCATCTCGCCGGTGTTGCAGGAATCAAACCCAAACAACTCAAACTGGCGGTAGCCAAGGACGTAGAACAGCGATATAGCCCTCAATCCCGAGGTTGTGCCGCCACCTATCAGCATTGAGTTTTTGGGGCGATCCTGCCCCTTTTTAACGTATGGATGCCATATCGTGACCTGATGCCCCGTCAGGTTGTCAAACATCGCAGGATGGCACTGGCTTGCAATCATGTAATGCACAGCCTTATGCGGCTTGTAAAACGCTATTCGGTGTTCTTGCGGGTCGATGGCTAAGGCGTAGTCAGGGATCACGCCGTGAGCAATAAGCCAATCGTGTGCGCCCTTGATCGCCACAATGGGCGACCCCGCTGCTTGCATCTTTTTAATGACCTCTAACTGACCCTTGACACTAGGTGCGCTTGCCACCAACAGGACAGACCCAGTTTTTGCTGGCTCGGCTTGTTTGACCTGTGGATAGCCTCTGGCAATTGCCGCATCCATGTAACCAAACAATGTCTCGTCTTCTGCGACACATTTACCAACTATTTTTAAAGGGACAGAACTCATTAAAAAGACACCCCGCTTTGTGGGCGGGGCATCAGTCTGGTTTAGCCTGCGCCAACCATGATTAAGCCTGCATTGTTCACCATACAGAATGGTGCGCTAGCAGAGGTTGCTGAGGTGTTAGCTACGATACCTTGGATAAAACCGGCAGACACGGTTGTGTCGTCCAGCGAACCCGCAGTAGCTGTAGTGTACAAAGGTACTTTGGGATTGCATCCAACCAGCAAGTTAACCTGCAACATACCGTTCAAGCCAACCCAGCCGTAGTAGCTAGAGGCAATCGCGGTTTGTGCAAATCCAACCATGTTGAAACCCAAAGCCGCAGCGTTTGTGGTGGTCACAGGCACAGCGCGCATAACAGGAGTGGAACTCGCTGAGTTTGCATAAGTGCTCATGATCACCGCATCAAATGCAGCAATGGTGGATTCGGCGCGTACAAACATATAAACGCCGTTGTTGGAGGTGTTCACCCGAGTACCAGGGGTAACAGGGAACAGTGTTGTAGAGCCTGCACTGGTTGACGCATAAGTAGCCGTCAAGTCAATGCCGATTTTGCCGTCTGTGACGTAATCTGCCATGATATTTGCTCCTTATTCAGTCATCACGCCTTGGAACTGGAGTCCCGAGGCAGTCATATTGCCAGCCCAGCCGATCAAGCGCACGATGGCATCTTGGTTGGTGGACATACGCTCGTCACCGATAGGAACGAAATTCCGATTGGTGTGAGGACGGAAGAAAATGTACTTTGTGTTCAAGAAGTAACCAGTAGATGTCGGAATATTACCGCCGATACCACCGTCAAGAACAACGTCTGCATTCATGTATTTGGAAGCAACAAAGCCTAATTCAGCCATCTTGCTCGATCCTGGGAAACGCTGAATGTTTTGCAAAGACGACATGAAGAAGCCCCACAAATTGTTGTCCAACAGGATCAAATCGACCACGTCAGAGCCGCGACTTGTCTTTGCATACAGGCGGTTGAAGCCGGTCTGGATGTTTGAGCTGGATGCTGATGCGCCCAAGTCAGTAGAGAAGTCAAACGTCTGATTGCGCCAGAATGACCATGTTGAACGGTCGATGCCGCCAACCACGCCGGTGCTTGGGGATGCAACCACCATAGCTTGCAGACCAGTGATCTGCTTGCCGTTGTTAGCTGTACCGTCCGAGTAAATACCAGTGCTGATCAAGTTCTCAATCGATGCCTCGGCAACGTCCAAACGTGCGTCAAACAAATCAATGATCTGTTCTTCACCGCTGTTTTGGAGCATTTCCAAGCCATTGATGGTAACTGCCACCGCTGCTTGTTTGATGGGGAATTGAGCCGCAGAGATTACGTCCGCAGGGCTGATGTCTAAGACTTCAGCGCCTGAGTAGTACATCGCGGTCGAGTTTGCTTGGAATGACAATTCTTGCAGAATGGTCGAACCACCTGTGAATGGCTTGTAACGGCCTTTCTCACGCAAACGAGTAAGCAACGCATTGTTTTTGGTCACGTTATCGGCAACGATACCGGAACGAGACTCAATGGTGGTTGCTAAAACGTCTGAGTAATTACTATTGGCGTATGCCATGATTTACTCCTTTTTAATTCACCTGCCGCAGCGCATTGGCAATGACGGCTCGGCGATCCATTTGATTGACTGCACCTGAGATGGCAGCGCCTGGCGCTCCCCTAACCTGTACAGCCGCTTGTTTTGCTTTCTGTACCTGATTCTGTGCGGCGTAGCTTTGTTGCTGTTGAGCAAATAAACTTTGTGCCAACTGTGGATCAAGTCTTACGGCGGTGTCGTATGCCACTTGCAATTTCTCGCGTTCTGACATATGACTGATGTCCCCTAGTACCTGCGGCGCCTGTAGAAGCGACAGCATCCGGTCTTGGACTGCCTCAAAGTGTGCGTTTGCGGGGTCGCCTGCAAACTGCTGGATTACCGAGAGTGCTCGGTTTTCATTCTGTTTCTGCGACTCGTACTGGCTCTGCGTGATGTGTGCCGTGAGCTGCTGTACTTGTTGCGCCAATTGATTGTAGTGCGAATCTTGCTGTGGTGGTGCTTCGCCGCCAAAGTAAGCCGCCACTTGCTCTAGTGGAATCTGGAATTGCTGGATCATTTGCGCGACCGCTTGCGACTTTTGCTGCGGTGTGCCAGTTCTTAGCAATGCCGCCGTCTGGAGCAATGGGCCAATGGCCTGCGATGGCGTACTGCCCTCATTTCGCAATATCCACTCATACGGTGCAAATTGCTCGGTGATTGCCCGAGCCTCTGCGTCCCTTTGCTTGTATGAGGTTATGCCTTTTTCGTAGTCAGCATCCCGCTGGGCAAAGGCTTGCTGTAGTTCAGCCGGCGCTTTTTCCCAATGTTCTTTCAGCTCAAGGCGCAGGCTTTTGGGCATCTCAGCCCTTGGCTTTTCAGCCATCTGCGGTGCTTGTGTCTGGTCGGTTGGGAACTTGGGAGCAAACTTACCGCCCTCGCGGTTTTGTGTGGCAGCGTGTTTGCCACGGTTTGTCGGTGTCTTGGTCAGCGCCTCACGAATCGTATCGGCTCTGCTTTGCGGCTCGGCTGGCGCTTCAACTGGCGCAGGAGCTGGGGTTTCGGGTGCTGGTGTTTCTATCGTGTCGGGTGCGACAACTTCGTTTTCCATCACTTCATCCTTTTCATTTGTTCCAAAGTCATTTTGATCATCTCCTTGCGCTCGGGCATGGGACGGTTGTGTAGGCGGTTTGCCATCTCTACGTTTAGGTTAGACATCTTAACAGGGGAAATCGGTGCGCCTGGTCGGTCAAACTCTTGCACGGTCGCCAACTGTCCGCGCAGCCTGTCTCGGTGGACTTCTTTCTTCTTGTTCCACTCTTGCTGTGCATACTTAACGTCCGAATGCCCCATCTCAATTGAATCGGTGCGCTTAAGGTGGTCGCGCCACTGCTTTCTACCCTCAATCATCTTGCCATCTGGTGACATGAATGGGGTAATGTCGCCCATTACGGTGGTGTAGTCACCAGACCGCCCTGTGGTCTTTTCGTAAGGCTCGCTGCCGTCAGATGGAAAAACCCAAGTTGTTTTCAAAGGAACTCCAAAAGTGTTTCTAAATCTTCTTCGTCTTGCTCAAATTCAATCCGCTTTTTTAGCGTTTCAATCTGAACCATGACCGCATCATAAGTGATTACTGTTTGTGCCGCAATATTTATTGTTTCGGTGGGTGCAATCTGCTCGCGCTGGTCAGGCGGCAAGCCAAACAATGCGGTCTTGATTCTTTCCCTGCGCTTGGCCTGTTGTTTCTTGTCCTGCTCCCAAGCCTTGTCGCGCTCATCAAAGCCAAAGTGACCACCTAAAAAGACCTCTGCCGGTGGTGGTGGCGGTATGACTGTTGTGCCAATGGTGGCAAACGGTAGCTCGGCAAACGAGGCGTAGCCAAACACTTATGCGCCCCACTTAGCCGCTAATCCATCCGCATAGGTCTTGTTCACAATGTCTGTGGCGGCGGCTGGCGCTGTGCTGATTGTGCCGGTGGTCAATGCCACTGACGTTATATCGGTGTTTGCGCCGCTTGCGGCAAGACCTAAAGCAGATGATGTGACATTTTTCCAATAGCCCGCCGTGCTGTCATACGCAATTAAATTGTTGTTAGCCAAAGTACCAAATTGAACGTTGGAATCTGTACCGCCAAGCGTTGAGCCGCGAGCAAGACCAACTTGGAACGAACCAGAACCGCCTGACCCCGCCGTAATGACAATGCCAATTTGCATTTTGATATTAGGCGCAACTGGCTCAACTTTGGTAGGCTTACCGGTTAATGGGTTGTACCAAATTACATCATCGTCAGCCCAAGTCTCACCAAAAGCAGTGCCATTGGTTGTGATGCCCCGCACTACGCCATACGTTGTAATTCGCCCAAAATCATTATGAGCCAAATTTTCAGTAGCTACGCCAATGATGTCGTTTGGGTTTGTGATTCCCGCAATTGTGGGCGCAAAGGTAACAACCCCGCTAGCTCCCACCGTGCCGGTATGGTAAATAATCTGTAGTGGAGAATCTGTAATTGCCGCAGACGCTTTACCATAGATGAATAGCTCTTCGCCCACTTGCTGGGTGATGTTGCCTCCACCCATTCCAAGATTCCACGAGCCTGTTGCGCCGTTGTACCAAATTTTTCCTGCCGTTAAAGTTACCGCAGAGCCATCGCTAAATTGTTGCGACAAAATGCCGCTTGCATTGCCGGTGTCATCAATGGTCGTAACACTGTTTTGGATTACCGTTCCGGTTGTGCCGTCATACCTGACTATTGCATCATTGGTTGATGCGGTCGGAACAATGACTGTTTTTTCAGCAGGCAGGGTTACAAATACTTGCTTTGTGCCAGCCGTCAAAAATAGTTTTGAACCGCCCAAAGATGAGCTGATCACCGTGTCTCTGGTCAGCGTGTTGGCTGAGTATGTGCCAATCCCCACTTCCCACTGGGTCGTGCCTTGGATGGTGTAGTAGGTGGTGTTCCCATTACCAATGGCGGCAAAGCTCTGAAATCCTTGTGTTGCCCCATCAAGCGCCAGCGTCCCAGTTCCAACAGTGGTCGTGGTCTCCTGTACCCTGTCAGCTAAAACCAAGCTCATGAAACAATCTCTACACCCGCCGCCCGACCATCAGGCCCACGAATAATGCGCTTGGGTGCGCTGATTGCCTGCATTACGCCGGTAATCTGTCCCAGCGTCTGACCGTGCATATCAGCCAGGCGGTTGATTGCCTCGCTCATGCCGTCACCCAAAGTTGCGTCAAGCTCCTCGGATGCCGCCATCTGTGCGCTCATTGCGGCTTGATCAAGCCCAGCTTTTGCGCCAATTTGAGCCACCAAGACTTTAGTCGCTGCATCAAGTTCTGCTTTCCATCGGTCATATTCTTCCCTTCCTGCCATCTCTCTGGCTTTGATTTGCATCTCGTTGTTTTGCCTTGCAACCTCAAACTCGGCTTTCATCTGCGCTAATTGCATCTCTGCCTGAGTCTTGGCCTGGTGCATTTGCATCTCAAGCTGCGCCTTGCCCTGCTCAATCTGGGCTTGTGCTTGCATTTTCATTTGTTCAGTCTGCGCCTGCGCCTGCATCCGCATCTGCTCGGCCTGTTGCTCTGCTTGCATTTGCATCATCTCAGGCGGTGGGCCAGGCTGTTGCTGCTTGGCAGCGTCTGCCTTGTCTTGCAGGGCTTTCATTGCCCTCTCGACCGCGCTTTCCAACCCGCGACCAGCTCTAAACCGGCGCACAAGGAATAACAGCATCTCAGAGGCCATAGGCAAGGTCTCAGGCGCTTGGGCAATCATTGGGATTGCCTCACGCAAGAATAGACCGATTGCTTGGATGGCTTCTTGTGCGCCTTGCTTCTCGGCCTGTTCATCAATCTGCGCCAGACTGTCAGCCTCAACCGCAATATGGAAGTCGCGTATGGTGCTGTCGGACAACATCTGCAACGCTGCCTGCAATCTTTGCGGGTCTTGACCGTCCGGTGTGTTCATCACCCCAGACATTTCCACAATCAGCTCGGGCGGGTAAAACTTACAAATGACCTGCGCCTTGAGCTTAAAGATGTCGGTTGCAAACCGCGCCACATCGCCCTGACTGCTCTTTAACCGCAGGCTACCAAAGTTGGCCTTAAGCTGTTGAGCACCGAGGGTTTCCTGAGCTTTGGACGATCCACGCAGAATGTCCGATATGCCCATTATTTCATAGATGCTCTGCTTGACCTGTTCTCTGGCGGCGTACAGCTCCCGCAAGGTCACAATGATCTGCGAGGTGTCCATCATGTCGATAGCGCCCTTTAGGCCGCCCTTTTCCGACATTGCCGCCCAGCCGGTCACTGGGAATAGCTTGTTGTCCACGCCCTCGCTAAACATCCGCGCCAACTCTTTGAACTCGGCATTAAACACGCCGACCGCTTTACAAGCCTTGGTCAGCAGGTAGATGCGCTGGGTCAGGTTGTCCAGCTCTTGCGCCTGATCCTCGTACTCACAGTAATCAGGTACAGGGATCATTGTGCCGGTGGTGGTGGTTGCCATCAGCGGCTTGGGGCATGGGAAGAACTCATCAAGCTCTAGCGGGTCATCACGCTCATCTAGCGCCTGTGGATAACCTTTGGCAATCCAGCAAACCTTTGCCGTGCGCTTGTTCCAAATCTCATAGACCATAGCCTTTTTGTCGTAGGTCATTTTGGCGGTCAATGGATTCTTGCCGTCCATGTCGGTGTTTGTACTGGTTAGGCCGACATTCTTAAACACGTCACCAAAACGCTCTACGCCCTCTTCCTTGGTCATGTAGACGGCGCGAGCCACCCACCACACTTCATCCCATGTGCGAGCTGGTGAATGCAAGAAGTCTGACCAGTACACGTAATCAATTGGGCTGTGAGCTGCATCAATGCGCTCTGTCGGGTCTTCCACCGTGTTATAAACCTGAGATTCTTCGGTCTCATCTAATACGCCGTCATCATCAGGTCGGTCATTGACGATCACAGGCTCGTAGCGAATCCATGCCGTACCGCGACCAGGCAGCAGTCTGTCTTGCACCGCGCCACTCATTGCTGAGTCAAAGTCACCAAATTGGGTGGTCTCGTACTCCATGACGCGCTCAAGCATTGTGGATGCCAATCGACCCACAGGGTCTTGATCCATGTAACGGCGTGAGACTTCGGGCTTGGCTTGGCGACCGTACAGGGCGGGGAACAGGACTTGGATGTTTGACCACAGGATGTTGAACTTCATCCTTGGCATCTCAATGGCATCACGCTCATCCCGATACCGCTTGACAACCTTTAAGCCGCGCTTCTCCCACTTGTCAAATATCTTGATGGCGGTCTCGATCTGGTCGTGCCAGTAAGGGCCAACATCCTCGCCCTCATAAGCCCCTGTTTCATCGTACATGATCAGTTACCGCTGGCAAAGAAGAATGTCACATCCAGCGTACCGCCCTCGGTTGCGTGTAGGCTACTTCCCACATTGGCAGGGAATCGGTGAAACCCAATGGCAGGAGTAATCGTGCCTGACATGACTGTGCCGCTTGCGCCACCGTCTTTAAGCACCAAAGTTCCCGAGCTGGTGCTGTTAACGTAAAACCCAAGCAATTGACATGGGCCTGTTGTGACATCTCCTGTTGCCGTGATGTTTTTATATCCACCGACTTCTGCTACTGGCTGGCTCATATTCGCTCCTCTTTATGTTGCATCTCATATTCCCACAGCTCATCGAGTGTGATGGTTTGCAGGGTCTTGCCCTTGGGCGGTGTCTGATCTTTTGCTTCTTGTCTATAAGCTACTGCAAGCATTCTAAACGCATCTGCTGGGTGTGAGCACCAATCGTGGCGCGGAGTTTGACGAAAAGTTTTCTTATCTTCATCATATTCACGCTGATATTGCCTTAACGCTTCCAAGCCCTCATCGCATCTAGAGTCGAAATAACAGATGGGCAAGATCATCCGCACGGCTTGGATGCCGTCCTGAACACCAATCTCAGGCACGATGGCGAGTTTGCTGATGCCGCCCAGATGTGCCGCCAACTGCTCGACAATGGACTTACCACCGCTTGCAAGGGTCTTGGCTCTGGCATCATGCGGCAGGAAATGGCGGGTGTATCGGTAGCCCTTGGATATGACCACATCGGCTATTTCCTCAATGCTTGCGCCGCTGACAGCGTAGTAGTCCATAACCCTGATTTCACCGCGCACTACTTGATACCACCAGATTGCGGTGTCATCTCGATAGCCTAAGTCCCATGCGGTGTAGACCGGCGCTTCTGGCTCAAAGGGTAGCTCGCATATTCTGCCCTCGTCATCAGCTTGGCGCATCTCTTGTCCATAGTAGGCCCCTAAGAGACTTGCATCAAAACTGCACTCGTACTCTTGATCGTACTGATCTTGGCTTAACTGAGACCGAGCCGCTTGCAATTCTGAGTCTGGCAACAGCTTGGACACTGAGGCCGGTAGGCGTAACAGAAACCAATCTGGCACGACTTGGCTGACCTTGTAGATGTCGTGGAACTGGTTTTTGCCCTTTGGCGTTCCCCCAAAAACAGCCCAGCCTAGTCTGTCGCTTAGGCAAGGTCGAATAATGTTTCCCCAGACGCTTGGTCTGAAGTCGCCGTACTCGTCCATGTAAACGCCGTTAAAGCCCATGCCCCGCATTGAATCTGCGTTGTCTGCGCCGAACAGCATGATCTTTGCGCCGTTCACCAGCTCCACCGCTAAGTCGGCTTCGTTTGTGGCTTTGGTTATTGGCGCAGCGTAATGCTTGAGGTAATCCCATGCCACCCGCTTGGCTTGGCTTCTGAATGGGGCTATATAGGCGTACTGTGCGCCCCGACCGCTTTCGGTAATGGCTCGTTTGATCAAGTCGTTGATTGCGGCTACGGTCTTACCAGCCCTGCGGTGGGCAAGTAGGCATGACCATCTCTCTGTCCTCAAGTGAAACGGCATGAAAGCCGCCCTTGGGCTGTAGGGCAGGATTACTTCACGCCGCCCCATGTCACCACCATTTCTACTGGGCCTTCGTCCTTGCCAGTGATCTCAGTCCTTGCCAACTTGGGTACATGGTATTCAACCACCGATTGGAATAGCTCAAAGGCTTTGGCAGGGTTTGGCTTTATATCGTGGTCAGGAACGCCGTTAGCGACCTGATCCAGCCAGTGCTCTAGACGGTATGTGTTGTTGTCAACAAACATGGCTATGGCCTGCCTAGCCTCGACTGTGCGCTTGTTTGGCAGTCCCGCTGGTCGCCCAGGGCCTGCTGTTGTTTTTTCACCTTTTTTAAACGGCATATGTTAAGGTTGCTTTACAATATGGTTTTGGAGGAATTGCAATGAAACTGATTATAGTTAAGAAGTCCGAATCTGGCTACACCGTTGAATTTGACCAAGAGCTGACCGATTCGCCAGAAGATGATCAAGACGCTTTTGTTGCTGATGCCATAGCTGCCCTTGAGGATAAGCTGATGTCGTTGAGGTATGACTCATTTTCTTGAGGCATCGCGCCAGCCACGTTGTTTGATTTTTTCTTCGTAGGCTTTGATTTGGTCAATCAATTGTTGGTCAATGATCTGGAACACGCCAGCTTTGCGCTTTTCTAATGCGCTTATAACCGCATCGTGTATTTGACCCTCATTAAAGCGCTTACCGTTTTTGTCTACGGCGTTTTCGTATTCTTTGCGAATTGTGTTGTATCTGTCGCGCATAAAAACTTCAGCAGGTACATTTCCTACCCCGCCTACATACTTGCCGCTAAAGTCTGTTGAGTAGCTGGGATTGCCTGATGGCGACATTATTATGGGTTTTTTGCCATGAGACATGACCACATTTAATCCATATCCCCGCGGTACACCTAGCAAATCTTCAGCAGTAATTGCGTTGCTTATGTCTTGTCGGTTAAATTTAAAATATTTTTCGTTGTCTTCGGTGTACATTGACCGCACAAACTTTTTGCGTAATTGCCCACCATTCACATCAAGCAATTGCGCTCTACCCTCCGGCGTGTTAATACCCGCAAACTGCGGAAAATCTTCCTGAACAAATTTATTTATTTCGCTGGCCTTTGATTTTGCAGCTTTTCTTTGATCAAATAAATCTAATAATATAGTTGTTGGTTGTACTGAGTAATTTTCTGAAAACGCTCCCATTGTGTTGGGTGTTTGCAAAATGATGCCTGAGCCACCAGCGTCTAAATTTTCTTTTCTTGCAACATCCACACGGTCTGCAATTCTATCAACAATGCTTTTGGCAGATGCGCCGCCAATATTCTTTTGTTGATGCAAAATATCCATCAGATGGCCTTGCCCACCAGTAGTTATTAGCGGGTTAAGCAATGCTTCATCTGACACAGACTCAATTCGGACGTTTCGGCTGGAATTGTCCCAAGGTATTGTGCCTATGCTTGCGCCCTTGTATTTTTGTACATCAAATGCTTGTGGTGCTACTAAACCGCCTAAATCAGTTCTTTGATACCTTGTGCCAACTTCTGGCGGCATTTTGGGTCTGGTCGGCATATAGACAAACTTGGATTCAGGCGTGATTGTCCCAAGCAATGACCGTGTGGGCTGGCCTGATAGCTTGTTGCTGATTTCTTGCCCTGCCAATCTTGCATATCCTGTTACCGCGGGTTTTAGTACCTTAGCGGTCGCTGGCGCCATAAACCCGCCCAGCTCCTCCATGCCCGCGGTCTCTGGCCTAGCCGCGGTCGCCCTTGGCATCATGCCCAAAATGTCTCGAGACCCACCAGGCAATTGTTTGTCAGGCGTGTAGTTTACATCCCCAAACACTTCCATTGGGTAAGGTGTTCTGATGGTGTTTGCGGTATCCACAGGCGAACCCAAAAACTGCGATAGACCACCCCGCCCCAATGATTCCAGATTACTACCAACCGATTGCCCTAAGCCCTTAAGCATTCCCAGCAAGTCTGCGGCAGTAGCCGTTTTGCCGTTCTTTAGCGTGATTAACGTGTCAGCCGTGATCGGGCCGGTATCTTGTCCATACCCAGCACTTAGCGCCGCAGCCATGTCACGGTAATCAGCCATCAACCGTCTCCCGCATTTTGATCAAGCCGTTAAGCATCCTGCTTTTGGTGTTATGCCATTGCTTGCTGAAGTCGCAATCCTGATAGTGCTCAAACTCAGGTATACCCAACGTGTAGTGGGCAATCTTTGCGTTTTTGTTTGTTTGTTCGCCAATTAACACGTTCCATTCTTTCGGTAGCTCACCGATAAGTGAATCAGGCAACCAACCGAAACGATGCAAGTCTGAGCCGCTATGGTCGTCCACAAAGTCAGGTGTCAGCACCTTATTCCTTGGGTGGTCACAATTCCAAAGTATTAAACTTGACCAGTTCTTTCGGGGATAGTCCCGATTTGCCGCTTCCATCGGTGTACCGATATATTTCCTTGGGTGCTTTGTCTGATATTCGTGCTTAACTACCTGCACCGCCTTGGTTGGGTCAAATAGCTTGCTCAGGTCGTCAATGTTTGCCAGCATCAGCATATCACTTGCGTCTAAGAATATTGCCCTGCCGCTAAACTTGGTGAAGTAGGGTACAAGAAACCGCTGGTAAGTAAATGCGTTTGTGCCGTCCCGCTGCGTACCGTACAAAGGTGTTATGGCAACCGGCTCGCTGGTGCGCTCAATCAGGCTCTGGCAGAACACATGGTAGCCAACAGCCTCCCGAGGGTCATAGCCAGCAAATATCCTGATCATTTGAATGACAGTAGATAGATTGTGCTGTCAACCAATGCGGCAATCTCATCCACAATATTCTGGAGCTGGGTGTCGTCCGGCAACGCATCACGATTCTTTTCAACGTAAGTTTTGATGCTGGCAAGATATTTTTGCGGGTCTTTGGCGTTGTGAAAGTTCTCAGGAAAGTCCTTGATCTTTTCGTAACAGCCAGAATACGCCTCTGCGTAGGTGTCAGCCAGATCAACAATGGCAGGGTAGTATTTCCCCAAAGCCTTGTGTGTGGCGTATGAATCGGTGCTTAGGTGCATGAAATGCGCCACCGTTGAGCTGTGAAACAGCGTGGAAATAAAGTCGGCAACGTCTTTTTTCATGGTTATCCTAAAAAAGGCAGGGGTCAATGCCCCTGCTAAGGAGACAACTGCACATCAATTGTAAACGCTGGAATCGGTACGTCAACAGGCCAAGCGCCTTGATTAAAAAGTTTTTCAACCGTAGCTAAATGGGCTTGCTGCCATTTGTCTTGCCGTTCCTCTTTGCTTAACTCTTTGCCCTGATCAATCTCATAATGGCATTTGAGGCACAGTGCCGCCACCAGATTGTCGTCAGCCTTTACGCCCCGACCCTTGCCGCCGCCCCAGTTTGTGTGCGCTGCCTGCACCATGTTGCCCGACCCGCAGGCTTGGCAGTCAAGCCCCGCCACCAGTTTCAACAGTTTTTTTGATCTGACGTACTCGTGTTTTTGAAACAATTATTGTCTCCAGTGTAGTGAATCGGTGCTCGTTGGCGCATTCCAGCCGCCGCCTGCGCGTGTTGCCGGTGCTTGTTCGGGTTTCTTTGACTATCGTCCACGTGCCGCACACTGGGCATCTCATTCCTCGAGTGCTCTGAACTTAACGCCTTGCTGTGCGCCAAACATGGTTGCCAGTTCAATCAGCTCGTTCATTTCTGCAATGCTCATTTTGCTTGTCCTTGCTCCAATGACCACAAACCCGCCCTCAATGCCTGGCACGATCTTTTGTTTTTTCAGTGCGGCAGTTAACACATCTTTCCATTCTTCCTTGGGTAGCTTTTGACCGTACCAAACCACTTGCTGAGCAATGTCCTCAAGGTTTGCCCACATTAGGCGGTTTTGCTCAAGGCTTCTCACTTAATCACCCCAATCATGCGTAAAGCCCCATCAGGGCTGTCTACGACCGCCAATGCGCCGCCTTTCCAACTTCCATGCCACCTTAGCTGGTCTTCATTTAAAGACCTCTTAGACGGCGGTTTAAAGCCGTTTTTAATTTCCATAAGGAGGGTCTGGCCTTTATAGCCCACCAACAAATCAGGTACACCCTTACCAACACCAGCCAAAGACTGCACCGTAGCGCCAGCCGCCCGTAACGCCAATACAACCGCTTCATGATTTGCGTCAATTTTTGCCGCCCTCATTCATGCGTCTCCGCAAGTCGTCTACTGCTTTCTGACCACGCCGCTTGGCTATGTCTGACAAGGTTTGATGCCACCAGGCTAATGCCACGGCTTTGCCCGCTTCCCGAGTCTTTTTCCTGTAGCGCCTGATCCAATCTTTCGCCTCGGTCTGGCGCAAGGTCTCCTGCATCTCTAAGCGCTGTTCTGATGACAGATTGGCTAAATTCTTCGCCGTCTTTAAGTCTGGAGAGGATTGAGTTTGCAACAAGTCTTTCATGCGTCATCTACGACCCCGCAACGCATCAAGCCTAGCTTTTACATCAGCAGGCATCGGCACAGCTCTGGCTCGGTCTTCTGCCAATTTGTCCAAAATGTTGATGGTTTTTTTAATCTCAGGTATCTCAGCGCCATCCCAACGCCGTTGATTTAGGTAAACAGCGGGTGAGGGTATATATGCACCGCCATCTTTGCGCCACTGGTCGGTGGTTTTCATCCATTCGATGTGCTTAATAATTTGGTCGCAACAGCTATCACAATAATACTTTTCCCACCGCTTAAGGCAATCAGACTTACCGCCCTTGCGAGTACTGACAGGCCATGCAGCCCAGAATTGTTCAAAGTTGGTCATGCAGCCACCTCCATCTCATTTTTTACATTTATTGAAATTTCGTAAAGTTTGTGTTCTTTCCATTCAGGATGAAAATGTTTGTAATCTCTTAACCGTTGCTTGGCAAGCGTTTTTGATTTAGCGAACGTAGCCATCAAAATTCTTTCTTGACCTCTGTGGTTAATATAAGAATAAGCAATCCCTTGTATGGGTATGTCTTTGTTGATTGCAGTCATTTCCTTATTGCCTTTTGGTGATTGTTGGAGCAAAGCACAGCCTTACCGTGGTCAAAACCAAAGTTCGCCTGTGCCTCGATGCTTGCCTTTCGGAGCCATGTCATCGCCTCGCACTGTCCCAGACTGTTTCAACCACCGCGCTCTAGGACTAAGCCCACGCTCCCCGATCTGGCCTGCTCGTGTATCGGGGTATCTCAAACGCAACCATCGACGTACCGCATTGCGTTGTCCAAAAGGAAAAACCCCATGATGTTTTGGTGGGGCAAGTCCCGTTGGCATGGGCAAAGTGTTAGTTCGCCAAGAGTCTTCAGAGTTTCCTCTGCCGTGGTTACCCACCCTAGACACTTCTTTCATGCCCCACCAAAAAACCATGGGGTTAACTGCTCTTGGCTTACTATCAGATTGCCACATCTGACGGTTTGGATTATACATAGTTCTGTTAAGTTGTAAACCACTGGGGTCTTAAATCTTTTAATTGCCGCATTCGCAGCTCTGGCACAGCTTTCCACTGGCAAACCGCTGATCGGCTCACGTTAAGTAATTTTGCAAGCTCACTCTGTGATCCTGCCAACTGGGTTAATTGCTGTTTGGTCATGCGGGCATTGTAAAGCTAGATTAACAATTTAAATAGATTAGGGAAAACACCTATACAATTATTGTTTAGTTAGCTTAACAATACATTCATGCCCCAGCAATTTCGCATAGGGTCTTTAAGGAAACAAAATGACACACGCAACACAAACAACCGCCCAAGAAGAACGCAATATCAATATGTATGGAGTCGCTGATATTGATGCTTATGTGGAATCGGTCAAAGAATCTATTACCTACAAATTTACTGGCGCAAACATGGTTGTCGCTGGCCTTATGTCAGACGCACAAGAATTGATTGCTGGTGGCGCACAAAACTACAGTCGTCAAACATTAAACATTGCCAAACATATTTTATTTTTGATTATGGACGGCAAGCTGGTCGGCACAGTTAATCGTTAATTAACAGGGGCGCAAGCCCCATAAAGGAACATCCATGAAACACATTGCAACACTTCCCGCCGTAGACGCTCGCATCATGATTGACCAAGGCTTAGAGCACCTTGTTATCCAACATGATGATTTAACCGTAGAACTGGACTGCTACTTTTGCCCTTTTACTGGCAACCTGTGGCACGCCTACCTTGGCACGACAGAGCTGTACAACGTATTGTCAGCCACCGTTATTGCCGCCCTAGAACGTGAATTTGCACCTTTGTGCGTATAAGGAGTAACCATGTTTGACATAGAAAAATACATCAAACCCACCGATTGGGCGCAGGTTGCCCTGTGGATTGTTTCAATCGCCGCCATTGTGGTGGTTTTGCTTGACCTTTTTGTTTGGAGACCCTAATGCGTTACATCCTTTTGCTTTTGCTGGCAGCTTGCGCCAGCGACCCAGAGACAGCCCAGACGCTGATCATGGACAAAAACATTCAGCCGATGGGCAGGAATGAGGTAATAGACGCAATCAAGCAGTGCGAAAAGAATGGCCTCAGAGCCATAACGATTTACGGTAAACGCAAGATCAATGGTTACACCGCCGAAACACTGGTGGACGTAACCTGTGGCCCAAAATTTTATTAAGAGGAAATCATGGAAACACCAATTGGAAAGAATATCGCCGCGGCATTTGTCAAAGCTCAACGTGCCTTTGGCCCTGCGCTTAAAACGTCCACAAACCCGCATTTCAAGTCTAAGTATGCTGACCTGGCTAATTGCGTTGAGGCTGTTGTAGACGCTTTAAACGCCAATGGCATAGCTTTGATGCAACGTACCTTTGAATGCAAAGATGGCGTAATGGTGGAGACCGTATTTGTCCACGAAAGTGGCGAGGTCATGGAATGCGGAATGCTGCACGTCCCAGCCGGTAAACAAGACCCACAGGGTTACGGTTCTGCTTTGACTTACGCCAGACGGTACAGTTTGCTTGCCGCCACTGGCCTTGCGCCAGAGGATGACGATGGCAACCACGCCAGCCGCAAGACCGAAATCAAGTCCACGGTCAATGAAAACCAAATTGCTGACCTGATGGCGGCAATGGATGAAGTCACTACGGTTAAAGAGCTTCAAGAAACCTATAAGGCGGCGTACAAGGCCACAAACGGCGAGCAGGCATGGCAAGCTAAGGTCATCACAAAAAAAGACGCTAAAAAGGCGCAATTAGAAGCCTCATTGTCTAAGGAGTTAACTAAGTGAATGAATTTAACAAACCAACCAACCAATCACCATTTTCAACAAAAAGATATCAAGGCATTCAACCTCCTACGGTTACTGAGTACAGCAAGGACATCAGTCTGCGTGATTATTTTGCGGCATCTTTTGTGAAATCAGGCCACATATTTAAAAGTATGTCAGATGGAAACACACCGGAATTGGTGGCAGAGCAAGCCTACGCGTTGGCAGACGCAATGTTAAAAGCGAGGGAAGAATGAAACACGAAATATCCCTTGACACGCTATTGCTGGCAAAACAAGCAATTGATGAGTTATTGCAGTTTCATTTGAATTCTTCAACCACAGATGAGGCTGTTTTCAGAAATACCGTTGATATGCGTAAACGTGCCTATAAAGCCGCCAGCCAGATTGACTTGGCAACATTTATTCTTTTAAAACAAAACTTGGAGATTACAAATGACTGAAATAATCCAGCGTAGCGAGGCTTGGCATCAATTAAGGGTCGGCAAGGTCACCGCCAGCCGTGTGGCAGACATCATTGCCAAGACCAAATCAGGTGCAAGTGCTAGCCGCGAGAACTACCTTGCCCAGCTTGTCTGTGAGCGCATGACCGGCAAACCTGCCGAGTCCTACAGCAATTCAGCCATGCTTCACGGGACGGAGACTGAGCCTTACGCACGGGCGGCTTATGAAAGCAGAATGGACATCTTGGTAACAGAGGTGGGGTTTATTGACCACCCTTGGATTTCCATGTCTGGCGCGTCCCCAGACGGTTTGGCTAATGAGGGGATGGTGGAGATCAAATGCCCAAACACCGCAACCCACATTGACACGCTTTTAAGTCGGACTGTGCCAGCCAAATACATAACGCAAATGATGTGGCAAATGGCTTGTGCCGACCGCCCTTGGGCAGACTTTGTTTCATTTGATCCACGTCTTCCAGAAAGACATCAGCTATTCATTAAGCGCATCAACTATGACCCCGAAATGGTTAATCTGCTTGAGAATTCAGTTATCCAATTCTTGGGTGACGTAGACCTAAAAATCCAACAACTTGAAAGCCTCCCATGAAGAAAATTAAAAACATCGTTGTCGTTACCGGCACATACACCAACCGCGAGGGCGTAGAAAAGAAACGCTATCAGACCATTGGCAGTTTGTTTGAAGATGGTGAAAATTTTAAAATTAAGTTAGACACCATACCTTTGGCAGACGGTGGCTGGACAGGATGGGCAAATTGCTATGACTTGGAGGAAAAGACAAATAAGGAAAGCCGAGATGACATACCTTTTTAAACGCGCACGGTCACTTGACCCAGTGACTAGCCATGCCGCAGCCGACCAAGTTAGCTTTGTTAGTCAACACTTTGACCAGATCGTGGATTGTCTTCAGCGCTTTGGCGCTCGGGGCAAAGACGGTATTGCAGAGCTGACCGGATTGGATGGTAATCAGGTAGCCAGGCGGTTACCTGAGCTTGCCAAACTAGGCATTGTGGAATTAACCGGCAATAACACCAAGTCTAAGTCAGGCAGGGCAGAGCGTGAATGGCGGTTTGTGCCTGTTCAGCGGGAGTTAATATGATTGAAGTATTGAAACAAGAGCCTGTGGCGTTGCCTTGTTGTGGTTACACGGATGCAAGTGCAGTCAAATGGAATCCACTTAACGGCGTTGTGCAATGCCACAACTGTGGGCAGAACTACACCACACCACAGCGCACATGGGTAGGGCTGACACGAATCGAACTTATTAAATGCGGAGTTTTGCCATACGGAATGTCGTATGAACTTTACCAAGCCATTGAAGCCAAACTCAAGCAAAAGAACGGCTACGCCGAGGAGAAGCAAGCATGAGCTACCTTGTTGCATCATTGCCGCCCTTACAGTGCTTTATTAAGGCCGAGTTTCTATACAACCACACCAAAGGGCATGGCGAGCTTGTGCCTTGCGTGTGGGTCAGTCTTAAAGCTATCAGAGGCCAAGTGTTTAGGATTGAGTCGCTACTGACCGAATACGGTGCTTTATACGACAAGCTGCCCATTCACGCTTATGTGTGGAAAGAGGGCGCTAGTGACCTGCCTGTGGACATTTTGCAATTGTGGGACTGCATGGGTTACAGGTTTACCATCGTTGAAAAGATTGGCCTGCGTAATCTGGGCGTTAAGTTTCTTGGCAAGGACAAGCAGTGGCACTTTGGGACTTATATGTTCACCGTGGACTTTTGTGCTGATGGGCAAGACCTTGACACCGGCTTTACTGAGACCGCCGAGGAACACAAGTCTTTTAATTTCATACGCCTAGACAATGGTCAGTTTGCCGCCCAGCCCAACAATCGATGTTTGTGGTATGACCAAAGCCTGATCCAGCAGGTCAAATTTCCTGATTTCCAAGCAGCGCAAACCATTTACTCAGTTGATGGGACACGCAAGTGGACAGCAGGGGACGATTGGTTTTATTCAATCAATGAAAATGATTAGCTGGATTGTTTTGTTTGTGGCAATGGCGGTCTGCTTAACACCGCCAAAGCCGCCGACCGTGGCTGATTTGATGTATAAAGCCAAATACAAGTCTGTCAGCAAAGTCTGTAAAAAGCCCCGCAAGACCAAAGCCGTAAAGGAGCTGTGCAAACGATGGGAGAAGTAATCATTACCATTTTGGTCATGGCGGTCGGCGCATTTATTGGCATTGGCGGGGTTGTCCTGCTGCTTTACATCTTTGCAGATTAGACGTTGCGCTCAAAGTGTGGGCAGTCCACCAGGTTGGAAAAATAACCGCCCCACCGATTTTTTGGGTGTAATGATTCCCAATAAATGCCCAACGGCTCAATAATCTTTCTATTCCAGACAATCTTGCCATCCTTAAAAAAGTTTAGATCAATGGCGCAGCGTTTTAGGTGAATGCTGTTCATTGTCTTAGAACGCCCTGTTTTGACGTAAATGGCCTGTTGTTCGGGTGTGCGGGTTAGCTCACCACCAGTAACCATAAAACCCTGCTCAGTGGCGTACTGGATCAGTTTGCAGGCATCCAATAGGAATGCGGCTTGTTCGGTGCTTAGGCTCATTTCTTGCCCCTCATTTCCATAATCTTCTCAGCCGTTCTGCCAGCGAAATATGCGCCCATCACTAACTGACCCCAGCCAGCCAGCAAATTAACGTACCCCTCGTTAGCGTTGTACCCAAAAGCCGACATGGTTGTAAAAATAAAATAAGCCAACAAAATTGCCATAAGGCATATAGGGCGTATGTTCTTGGACAGCCAAGAGTCAGATGCCATATCCGCATTCCAGCGGTCTGTGATGTTGTCTGCATCGTTTTGCGCGGCCTTGGCCAACAGGTCAAGCTCGGCCAACTCCATCTTGGCCTTCTCAATGCCCAACTCCAACAAACGCTCTTCGTGTTCAAACTGAAGCTGGCGTAGCTTGCTAACGTCTTCGGGGGAAGGGTTATCAGGAATCTTTACGCCAAGCGTGTTCTCGACTACCTCTTTGCCTTTGGCTTGGATAGCAGAGGACAGAAGCCCTAACCCGTTTTGGGCAAGGCTACCAAGTAGGGATGCAACTATTGGGATCATTTATCTTCCTTCTTAAATGTGGTCTTCATTCCAGCCCTGTCTTCCAATATGGCTATGTGCAAACGATTGACTTGAATGTCGTCACGGTTCTTTTGGATTTCTTTTTCCAAGTCCTGACGCAACTTCTCCCTTGCCAACTCAGCGCCCGTGTTGCTGGCTTGCTTGTTGTCTGAGGTAACCACCAAACTTATTTTGCTGTTGAGGATGGTGACTTCATGGGACAAATTAGACAGCGCAGACATGAGGTAGACAACGCAAGAAAACAATAAGGGTAACAAGGCAAATGTGATTTTTTCAAACAATGCGCTTTTAGTTTCCATTGCTTGGATTTTTTCGTCACTCATTTCTTTTTCTCCAATTCAATGATAAGGCGGCGAATAATTGCCTGCTGTTGTTTGTTTTCTTGCTGAACAACAAGCATATCAAAATACATTGATGCCATCAAATACAAAAACAGCGGCAAAATTAACATTATCACAACCAAACAAATTAAAAAAACTACTTGTCCATGCTCATTTGTTTTATCGACCACAGCATTAGGTGGAGGTATATAGTAACTGTCAGAACTGCTGCGATTATTAACGCCTTGTCTTGTAGATTGCTTATTGTTCTTTTGCGTTGCCATTTGAGTTGTAACTCCGCTTGACGTTCCAATTCAATCTGTTTTTCGTTTTCCTCGTTCAGTTTTTTATATTCTTCTTCAAACCGTGACCAGACTGCACCAAGCGCGGGGTCTGTGTGGTAGATCAAAAACTCACGCAATTCTACTGACTCTCGTTCTAATTCAATCTGGTGAAACACATTCTCAAGCGCCTGTGCTTTCATTGACTTGGTTTTTGGTGGGTCAAGCTCTTGGCGCTTAACTTCTTTTTTTATCTCTTCATGCGAATCAAAGAATTGTCCAATGAATCCAGATATTTCCTTGGTTATCTTGTAAAGGTCTGTCCCCGCAGCTTTCGCCTCCTTGTACAGAGCCACAGATTGCTTAATTCCAGCAATTGCAGCCAGTGCCAGTGTGATAGGTTCAATTTCACGCGCCTATCAATTTGTTGACAATCACGCCAACAAAGCCAGGGCCGAGCAACACCGCGCCGATCACGACATAAAGCAAATACTCTATGCGCGTCATGCGCTTGTCTCCATCGACAAAGGCTTTCTCAATAGCCGCGTATCTCTCACTGCAAACCGCAACGTGGACGGCGTGATCTTTTTCTATTTCACTCATCCGCTGGTTCTGGTGTGTTGCCCTCTGCAAGCCACTTTAGGTAGGCTTGGTAGTCGGTGTTGGCAGGGTCAAAGGGGATGCAAGCGCCATCAGACAAGCGCTGAACCATGCTTGCCTCACCGCCATAAAAATTGTTTAAAAGTTTATACATTTATAACTCCGCAGAAAAAGTAATAGTTGCACTACTAGCACCGGGTGTTTGCACTTGAAAAGCCTGACCTATTGTCATACCAGTTTGACTTTGGTTATACATAAGAACAGAATTTGTTGATGGAGTATCAAATAGATGACTTGTAATGGTTTTAGTTATTGTAGAAGTTCCCCAAGTTAAAGTTCCACTAAAAGTTGATGTTGGCGATGTTCGTTTTGGAACTTGAAACTGCAATACTATTCGGCAGTCAGTAGCAGTCCAAACCATACCAATACCAAGATAATTTCCATTTGCCAAATTAGATTGCTCATAATACCTTTGACAAAGCTGGAACTCAGTCCCATAAGGTCTGTAATCAAAGCTTGTTGCTGTTGAGCCTTTTTCTAGTTGTACGCCTGTGACATACCATGTTGCGCCGTTTGTAGCTACAATTTGAACTGCTCCAGTAGCACTAAAAATATTTGCAGTTCCAGTCCAAGCCCCCGCTGTTCCGCTATATGTAGCACCAGCGCCCATGCTGAATTGAACATATATTCCAACGCTATTTGTAGTCAGCCAAGTTCCTGATGTGTCCCCCGCAATGGTTACAGTTTTTTGTTCCCAAGTATTTGCAGTAGAAATTGTGTATGTGTAAGGGTATGTTCTATCATTTGCATTATTTTGAATAATGCCACCAAATGTTCCAGTTAAAGAACTGCGAACCCAAAAAGACAATGTAACTGTTGCGGCAGACGCTGTACCCCATGCTAAGTCTGCAACATTTAAACCTTCTATTGCCTGTCTGATTTCATATCTTTCGGATGTGCCAACCGTATATGCGCTAGACGACACTATCCCCAAATAATTTATATACCCCGCAGGAGGAGTAACTGCTCCAGAATTTTGTTGCGCCGTGTACTTTGATGTAACTGTGCCATAGATGTTCCATCTATCAACTGTGTATGCAGGAGTGGTCGTTTGAGTAACAGCAGAAGTTCCTCTTTGACTTATCACCATTGCACCATTGATGATGCGGTTCTTGAAACCGTAGTAGCCAACAGTTGTGCCTGTGCCGCCATTAGCTTCAGGCAACACGCCTGTAACCCCTGTGGACAATGGCAGTCCTGTTGCATTGGTCAATATGCCGCTTTGTGGCGTTCCAAGAATAGGCGTTACCAAGGTTGGGCTAGTCGCCAGCACGTTGTTGCCTGTGCCTGTGTTTGTAACGCTGACAAGATTTTTAGACGCATCTGTTGCCACTGCGCTTGAAGCAGTCAAGCTAGAGTAAATGGGCGTAGCGCTAAATGTTGCAACGCCAGTAACCGCAAGAGTACCCGCTACATTGGCGTTTGTACCTACATACAGCGACTTAGCCACACCCACACCGCCATCAGTCTGAATTGATCCTGTGGTGGTGCTGCTTGAATCGGTGACGCTGTCAACAGCAATTGCGCCAGTAAATGTGCTTGATCCTGTAACGGTTAAAGTTGTGCCAACATAAGCCGCCTTAGCCACACCAATACCACCAGCCGTAATGATCGACCCTGTGGAGACGCTAGAGGAGTCTGTGACCAGTGTGGAGCTGATACCCGCTGCAAACGGTATGCGAGCCGTTGTAGCCGTCTGACCGTCCTTAGTGATAGCCGTGGACAGACCTGTTGCCAAATCCGCTGTGAGGGCGTTAAAGGCGGTCGAGGATATGACCGTGCCTGCGACTACTGGTTGCCCAGAAGTGTTTATTTGGAATGTTCCGCTGCCGTTGTAACTCATTCGATCACCTATTAGGTTGTTGTGCTAAAACATTTGCCAAAGCCGCTTGCCTAGCTTGAGCTTCATTAAACTTTCTTACAGTCTCAGGCAAGTCTCTCAATGTACGCATAGCAAATGGGCCTTTTTCTAATAGCAATTTTGCCATTTCATTGCGTGTTTGTTCTGGTGTAGAAATCTTTTTACCAAGATTTAGAACTGTGCTTGTCAATGGCCCAACATTACCCTGGCTGGCGCTTGCAACCGCTTGACCAGCTTGCATTGCGTCTTGGGCATCCAATTCACCCGCTGACAATAAACGCTGCGCTGTTTGCGATCCTCGGCCTACTGATTCAATCTTTTTTAAACTTTCTTCTCTAAAAAGCGCCGCAGTAAATTTTCGATAATCATTGCCAAAGATTTCTTTTAATGGGCCGCTAGTTTTTGTTTCTCGCCAAAAATCAAGCAATGAAGTTTGACCTGCTTTTGTCCCAACCTTGTCTCGCAAAGCCTGTAAAGCGCCAATTCTGAACGCCTCCAGCTCACTAGCGCTCATGTCTTTCATTAACTCAGAAACGCCAATTTGATCGTTTTTCATTGCGGTGCGTCCCGCTATAACTGCGGTTTCAAGTTCAGCTGGCCCTCCAAACGCCTCCCGAGCCATCTTATAAATTGACTTACCATTTTTGTCTTTAGGCGACAAATCATCAAGTTTGCGAGTTAATTGTTTGCGAAGTTCATTAGTTGCTCGGCTTTCTGCTGTGGGCAAAAAGTTTACTTTTTCTTTTTCGGCTATTGTAAATAATGCCTTTTTTAACGTGTCCAACGCTTCAAATGACAAATCATCGCCAGCGTTAATTTTTGACAAATCTATTGGAACTTTGCCCTCTCTTATTGCCAAATCTTCTGCGGCTTTCCACGCATCAGGAGCACGTTGAATTAGCTTGTGTAGGTTGTCATCAACCCGAACAGACATATTTTCAATTTGTTTATAAAAAGGCGCAGATTCGGTTTGTTTTTGTTTAACCAACGCATCCAATGTTGTTTTGTAACCAGCGCCACCAGTTTTTAAAGATTCATCAGCAGCAGTCATTATTCTTTGTGGGCGTGTGGCTTGCCTATTGCGAATAAGCTGTTCTACATAAGTTTTAGCCTGCCCTGGCAGGGTTGCCAACGTGTCAAGTAAAACTTTGGTGGGTTGCCCCGCCGCATCAAATAAAGTCGCCTCTGGCCCAAGTTTGGCTAATTTAGCTTCAATTTGAGTTAAAGCATTACCAGCACCGCCAGGCTCAAACAATGAGCCTATGCCGCTTTTTGACAATACTTCGGCAAGTTTGAGTTTTGCCGCTTCCCCCGCAGAACTTTCACTAACCCTTTGAGCAATATTGCTACCCAAAGCGCCAGCAGCTTTAGAGCCACCTTGGAATACAGGCCCAAGAATACCGGCCATCATCATGTTTGATTTCAGCGTACTGCCATAATCTTTTTGCTGGGCAGGCTCAGTCACGGGATTCATCAGGCTTGTGCCTGCACCCATAACGCTGCCAGTTGCCAACAATCTTGGCACAGTAGAAACCAGTGAGCTTGGCAAAGCCATCGTCAATGCAACATTGGGAGGGCTAAGAATGTTGCCAGCTAAACGGCTTGTGTCAAAGCCTTTGTTTTGTCGTTGCGCTTGGTATTTTGTTTCACGTTCAGCAATAACGGCATCCATTGCGCGTTTGTCTAATTTGTCACCTAATCCTGTTTCCATTAGCAAACGTGTACCCGCCAAGAAAGGATCGCCCGCACCCATCAATATGCCTGGCATTGGGCTTTCTTCTTTTGGCGGCAACAAAGACATTAAATTTACATATTTACTTTTTGGCGCAGAAACTGGTGGCGGCACAGGTTTTGCAGCTGGATCAGCAAATACGATGTCAGCAAATAATTCTTGCGCTCGTGCAATGATTTCATCCTCAGACGCACCGGCAGGGCCGCTAATCTGGCGAATGTTCCCTTGCGGGTCTTGGACTTTGTAGATTTGGTCAGTCATTACTTAACCACTTTCCATCCAGAAGTTTTGTTGTATTTGGAATATATTTTTTCAACTTCATCCAAAGCAGCAAGTCTTCTCTCAATTGAAACAGTGTCATCGCCAACTTTGCCAGCCATTTCTCTATATAGCTTGGTGTCGGTATCAGATTGCGGGCCTTCCATTCTGGGCATTGCCAAAACCATAGCACCGCCAATTACTTTTAATCGGTCTGCTTGTGCCGCACCTTGTGGAGTTTTTCCAACAAATCCACCAACAGCATCAATAATTGAACCGCCAAAACTTTGAGTTGGCAATGGCGCTTTTGTTACAACGCCTGTTTCATCAACGTTTTCACCTTTTAAAACCGATTTTGCTCTTGTAATTAAAGTCGGTAAGTTTTCAAGATTTTTGGCTTTCTTTAAATCTATTTCTGCGGACTTTGCTTTTATTGCTCTTTGTTCTTCGTCTACTTTTTTTGCTGCGGCTCTATTTTCTTCACGAATTTTTGCTTGTTCATCGGATTTTCTTTTAGCCTCTGATAAATCAAATGCTCTTTGATCTTGTGGAGACAAAGAGGGCGCTGATTTTGCAGGCGGCACTAATGCTTGCACCAACGCAGGATTGACCGCAGTTTTAGCTTGTACTTGCGGGTCATCATAAATTACTTCACCTGTGAATTTACCCATTATTCCCCCACAAATAGTTCATTGTTTAATTTATAAACATCTTTTCCTGTTGCTTTATCTTTGCCAACTTTTTTAGCGCCTATTGGAACGCCTTTTGGCAATCGTTCAAATGTTCTTGCTGGACGACCTACATCTAGAGCTTTGTCTGCTTCAACTTCAGCCGCAAATTGTTTTAATTCAGCATCCAACCGTTGTGTATCTGTCATTGGCTTAGGTTGACCTTGAATAATGGTATTAAATTTACCACCACTAAATGTGCCTACGTTTTGTTCTGGATTAAATGCTTGTAGTTGACGTGAAGCCGCCAATTCAGCTTGCGCCGCAGCCTGCTGTTGGGCTTGCTGTTGCATCAAGTATTGAGCCAGCATTTGTCTACCCTGCCCAGTTTTCATGGCAAGAGGATTGTTGGGGTCTAACAAGTCTGCTGACAAGTAAGGCACTTGTCGGCTTGCGCCTCTTACCTCGGGGACAGCAGGGATTTCTCTTCCCTCAGTCATGCCTGGCAAGTTTGTGATTCTTTCCCTATCTTCTGGGCGCACCAAGTTGTAGCCAATTGCTGCCCTTGCCGCATTTGTTGGATCAGGTGCATATAAATCTATTAATTCTTGTTTACGATCCAAGTTTTCTTGGATAGGCACAGACGGTTCATATATCGCTTCTTTTCCAGGCGTGATTATGTCGCCAGGTATAGTTTCTGTTTTGCCGACATTTCTTAAAAGTCTTGCCGTATCTTCTGACACTTGATTTTCGTAATCTTTTTCTTCTTTATCTGCTTTGCTGAGATTTTTGCCAGCAATGTAGCCTTGCAATATCTTTGCAAGACCTGCGTAGGGGCTGATTGCCACTCCCGGCATGGTAGGCATTTGAATTGGAGCAATAGATTCCTGTTGCATTGCCTCAGCCATCCTACGGCGGCGATTCATTGCCTGCTGATCGGCGGTATATGGGGATAAGTTTATATCTGCCATCAAAGTCTCCCGTAATTAACCATTAGATAACCGCTTGGGTGCTGGATCACTGCTTCTGGCATTACTTCCATCAACTCTTGCGCCATCACACCAATTTGGCGACCGCCAAAAATATCGTATTCGTAAATTCCAACGCCTATTGGGTGAGTGCCAAGCCTTACAATATTTGATTTTAAGCGGCGGTCAGACATTGCATACGCCATCATGCCAGCGCCGCCTAAGCTGTACAAACCTGCTGTATTAGCATTTTGTGAAGCCACTTGTGCGTTGTAGGCGTTTTGATCATATTGGCCTCGTTGAGCTGTTGCCTGTGAAATTGGTGGAGGCGCAACATTTGCACCTGTGTAAGCTGCAAATTGCGGATTTTGAATTTGTGAGCTGCTGGTCAATGCGTTAATCTCATTCAGCGGCATCTGACGTTGTTGGATTGCTTGTGCCAACATCTGTTGTTGTGCTGTATTGCCAAACTGACCGCTTTGTAATGCTTGGTTATATCCCTGAGCATTTGCGCCAATATCAAGGTTAAGACCTTGTACAACGGCTTGTGTTCGAGCATCGGTCTCTTGTTGTCCAAGTAATTGAATGGCGTTGTCATACGCTTCTGTGCCTGGTCGCAATCCCTGATTAATTAACTGGGTCTCAGTGCTAACCCGCTGCTTTGCCAGTGATGGCTCAAGTCGAGCCATGATTGCCTCTTGCCCTGTCATCCCTGCATTGACAGGCATCTTGGCTATGCCGCTTGTGTCCAGCGATGTCTGAACGTCAGGCCCACCAAAACTAAACGGCTTGTCAAGCACGGTGCTTGCAATACCTGTCCCCTTTTGGGCAAGGTCTGACAATGACAATCCCACGTTTTGCTGCGCTTCTAAAGCCTTTTGTGAGGTAGGAGTAAGGGTTTGCCGTACTGTTGGAACATCACCGTCATAGCTAACTAACTGTGTGCCATAGGGCGTGTACATATTGGGATTGTTGAGCTTTGCCGTAGCCCTTGCGGACTCAATGTTTGCCACGCCCTGCTCTTTGGCTGCGCCAATATAGTCAGGTGCTGGCGGTGCGGCTGGTGCGCTTTTCATATCGTTCCCCTAAATATTTGCAATCATTCTTTGCCAATGTGTACAAAATCATGTCCCCATCAGCCATGCCGTCCTTGATTCGAGCTTCTTCAATAAAGCCCATCTTTTCAACCAAGTTGACACTTTTAGAATTTGTTGAATCTACTGGGACAATAATCTTTTTGACATCGCAAACATTGAATGGATAGTCAAAAATTACCGCCAAGTAGCGTGGTGTCAACCGACCAGAAATGGCAATATGGCAAGTGATTGTTCGCCTATTCCAATTCTCGTAAATCACACCGGCAACAAACTCGCCGTTTTGTTTCAATCCGATTGATTGGCTGTTAGCCTCAAAATACTTACCTTTTGTCTGTTCAGCCGTCCAATGACCTGCTGAATGATTGGTAATTAACTCAAAGGACACCGCCACCCTCGAACACCAGATCGGTTGCGACCCACTGTAATTGTATGCCCTGCGTGGCTGTTTTGATCAGCGGGGCAAACGTATATCCAATATTTGTTGCGCCCTGCCAATCAGCCAATGGCACTAACCCAGCGCCCCAAATAGCAGAATCCCACAATCCTGTGTCCCACAAGCCATAAACACTTGTGGAAAAGTTAAGCTGCGCTGATTCATCGGCAAGGTTGTAATCCACATTTACATTACCAAAAACAGATGGCGAGCCATTTGATTGGAGGTGGTAGCGAATCATCTTGCATTGCTTTTGCAGGGCAGTGCCATAGGATTGAAAGCTCTGTAACCCAAAGCCCTCAATATTAGAGGTGTCGTCTGTGTTGCCATTCCAAGCCGCCGCCACATAGTTACTACCACCAAAATAAGGGTTGTCGTTAAACAATTCCCAACAAGTCGCCGCCCAGCCAGTAAAGTTGCACCAGCTCTTGGTAATGTTGTTCATCACATATTGCTGCTCATCGCCGGTGCTTATAGGCACATTCATAATTAATTGGTTTTCTTTTGGGTAATACAACAAACACCACCCAAAATTATCACCATACAAACTGACCGCCTGGCTGACCGCATACTGGATTTTGTTGGTAATTGATACCCTTGGATCAAGCCTTGAGCTTTGCAATGCCCCCGACATGGGAACAATGCCATCTTGCGTAATGATCAGCAAGTCACCGCCAAACTTTGTGTAGCAGCGCCTGCCAATTGGAGCGCCCAGCTTCCACAAGCCCACCATTGAAATGCCTGTTGGCGTGGTAGGGTCGGTCAGTCGCCAGAGGATCAATTCGCCCTTGTTGGTGATAAACGCCAAATTGTCGTCAACACCATAGCCAGCGTCTAACGTCCATGTCATGCCAGCCATGATGTAGCCGCCTTGCTGTACCAAGCTGGTCATATCCAGCGCCACAGCCGCCCCACCAATTGCATTTATTGGCAAATACCAAACCTTTAAACTGCCGGTTTCAATCAACCAAATACGGTTTTTAAACAGCAAAATGTTTGAACAATTAGCCGTATTTACGCCAGTAATATCATAAGGCGAGCCATCTCCATCCTTATGCCAATTTGTGCCATCAAAGATTTGGAGCTTGTCTGCGCCGTTGACCGCCATCAAATAGGATGCCGCCGGTGTGGTGATGTTTGTGTACTGGAATTTTGAGTTTGTGAGACTGCTTACTGCCGCAGCACCCACCGCACCCGCGCTGGTGGCATCGTAAATTTTGCCATCAGATATGGCAAACAATTTGTTTGAAGTCCCCGAGCTGTACGCCATCAGTGTTTGCACTTCAGCGGGAAATCCTGTTGCGTGTTTGGTGTAGCCGTTTCGCAAGATAACCGAATTAGTGCCAGGCCAAAAGTTCTGCAAAGTTACCGCATCCAAGGGATCCATTGCCCCCAGCGCATCCCGAGCATTCCAACCCCCGATTGGGGCGGCAACCGTCACGGTCTGGGCAGACTGTTGGCGCGGTATCTTGGCAAATGAATTTAACATTAGGCTTTGTTTCGTCGTGATATGGCCTTAGCCGTAGCCTTAGCTTCTTCTTTTGAGCCAGCCCCCCAAGCCTTGAGGGACAACGCTAGTCGGGTCGGCTCGCCGTTCTTTTCCATTGGACCAGGCATATTGCCCATCCGCGCAAGGAATGATGCTCGGCGTGGGTTATCCCCTGACTTGACAGGCGGCTTTAAATCCATGCCCTCTGCCTTTGCTGAGGCTCTGCCCTTAGCATTTAACCCGCC